GTTGTACGTGATGGGTTAGCAGGAAGAACGATTGGCATGAAGTCGGAAGATAGGAACTTCAGAACATCATCAGTTGGAATGGTGTACATGTACTTCCAAATGTAATTACCATTTACATTTGTAGTCTCGGTGTAAAGACCAGTTCCAGCGTCGTAGTTACCACCTGAAGTAGTTGGTTCTTCAACAGCATCTACACCAGTTGCATTTCCAGGACCTTCACCATTGTAGAGGCACTTGAATACTTCATACTGGGAGTTCATTACATAGAACTTAGCATCAGAGATGCTGTCTGCGCCAGTTGCGGTTTGCTTACCAATTTGACCACCGCCACCAGGAGTAGCAGAGTAGTCAGGTTTCCACATGTCAAACTTGGGGTTAGCAACCAAGTTCCAGTTATAACGACGAATTACTGTTCTTGCAAAAGCATCAGAAATACGCTTAGCGGCGATAATTTCATCATATAGGTTAATCTTTTCTCTCTGGTTGTCTAGAGGAAGGGGTGGAACGTCCTCAGTAGCGTAGCGATAAACACCAGTCGTTGCCGTAGCATTAGTATCGGAAACACCACCGTCTGCAGTCTCTTTTAGGTCGCTACCAAGAGGAGGAGCAGAGTTGACACCGTTGCTGCCAAAAACGTCGGTTAGAAGAAGGGCACTATCATAAACAGCAGCAACAGTGGCACGGAACGCTGTTGTTCCATATGTTCCGATATAAACTTCATTGCCAACAGTGAAGTTGGTTGAAGATTTGGAGTATACTTCTAAGTATGCCCTCCAAGGTTGTGGACGACCTACAAAGAAGTACATCCTAGTTTTTTCGGGGCTATCATCGGTAGCACCCTCAGTAAGCGATTCCAGGAATTGCTTCGCATTAAAAATTCTAAACTTATCAGAGATAATAGCAGCCATTGGTTTTTTCCGACGTAGTGTTGTGCCTGAGTTATTTATATTTATACGGTTATTTAGGAAATTACAAATGGGATCAATTCATCAGAAGCACTAATAGAATTTGGTCCTCTGAAGAGAGTGCATCCATCAAATGTTGTGGCAGTCTTGCTTGTATACTGTACAACAGTACCACCACTGGTAAAGAGATAACCTTCATCTGGGAAGTATGTTGTATCTTGTACAACAATACTGCCACCAATAGATCCAGAAGAAGAACTGATTGCAACTGGATTCTGAATTGATGGTGGCATCAGAAGGAATTTAGATCCAGATAAAGTATAGCTAGATGATCCTCTTTCTGAGAAGTCCTTGAGGGTAAGTGCTGGATAATATGTATCAACTTCTTGGATGGAAAGACCAGATACTCCAGCAGATCCATCATCAAAGATTCCTTCAAAATGACTAATAGTATGTCCAGCATTGGTTGTAGTATAGTTTCCGATGTATTCAGTTGAAATTCCAAATACGGAGTTAGATACAAAGATTACAGTTCCATCCCTTTGTACAACACCGTAATCGTTCAATAGATCAACAAAACCATTTAGTCTCGTGCTGATTGGATCATCAATGAATACTTCTTCCTCATATCCATCAATCACCCCAGAAGGAGGTGGTATTAATAATACTTCTAGTGCTTCCTTTCGGATAACGAATTGACTCTGAATACTTTGTAATTCATTTCTAACAACAGTTTCGTTATAAGAAACAGAATCTGTAATAGTTCCGATTCCAACAGGAGGAGTTGTTATGATTTCAGCATCAGTTGTAATCTGTGATAGAGCGGTTACAGTTGGATTTACAGCGACATTTACAACTGTCTCTGATACTTCAAACTGGAATGATATAACACCCAATAATGCATCAAATTGATCTCTATACTTGCGAACATATGTTTCTTTATGTTCAACATTAAAACTAGAAACTACATCAGCACCAACTTCGTAAATTGTTGTTGATTCTTCAACAATAGAAGAAATAGATTCAACATTAAGTTGTGGTTGTACTTCTAACAGAATTTGTCTAGAAACAGACTCATTTTCAAGTGTTACCGCTGGTGCTACAATTTGTTTTTGAACTTTATTTTCTGCAGATCCAGCAACGTTGACGGTAACAAGTTGAGATTCGGATGTAATCTCTGCAATACCACCAGGAGCAATAGATACTGGATTTGGAATCTGACGAATAAATGTTCCTGCTGGCCAGAACTTCGCTGTAGTTCCTTCCTGACCTCTTTGAACCATCAAGAATCTATCAGAAAGTTTACGCATGTAGCGTACAACTTCATCGCCAATCAGTAAGAATCCATTTGTCTTGAACTTAAATGTATCAGCAATGTAGATGATAGTATCTGTTGCGTCAGCATCAACATCAAGGAACGCACCAACTTCGTAGTAATTAATATTAGATAGCGAGTTATTTTGAATAATATTATGTACAGTGCTGGTAATCTGCCTATTAGCAGTTACAACAGAACTAGAAATAATATTACCAACACGACCAGAAACTTGCGATAGATATTGATTTGTTGCAGTGAATAGATCAATAACAACAAATTTGTCTGGGTTTGGTCTGTTGGAACGAATTTCAGAAGTAGATCCAGCAAGATCTTCACTGACTGCACGAAGAAGTTGAATCTCTTCTTCTAAATCAATATCAACTCTCTTTGGACTTTCAATTAGAACAGCACTAGATGTAAATGCCAATGGTGGTGGCAAACTAATAACATCAGCAGTTGACTGAACAATCAATCCTTGCATTTCTACTAGAGGATTGACACCAACGTTAATTACCGAAACGCCAATATCTCTATCAGAAAGAATATCATATCTTCTTGCAACTTCTACTTTTGGTGCTTCCGTATATCCAGAACCGCCATCAATCAAGTCAACACTAATTACCTGACCTTTACTTACAAGAACATTTGCTCTTGCACCGCCACCATTTCCATTTACAGGAATAAAGTGAAGTACGGGTGGAGTGTAGTATTGATACGCTGTTGGTTGTGTAAGTGGTTCATAACTACGCTGATTCCACTCAAGTCTAACTACTGATCCATTTTCAATAATGGCAACAACACTAAGACCTTCACCTCTTGTGATTCCATTATATCTTTCTACATCAACAGAACCAAACAACGAGTTTGATACTTGTTCTTGTAGTCTTTGTTCCTTACTCGTTGTTTTACTTGGGAGATTTTTAATTTTTCTAAATTTGTCTTCACCTTCAACTCTGATAGTATCTCCATTGGAAAGACTTAGGAAAGGATTTCTATATGTCTTTCCAAGGAATGTTCCAGCCCAAATTTGATTGTTATCAGAAAGAATGTTTCTTCCAAACTCATCAGTCTCGTAAGTAATAGTATAGTCGGTAATATCAAGAGTTATATTTCTGGAGTAGTCAGAGGATACAGCAAATGTAACTGGTAGAGATGTATCCAATTCACACTTAAATCCAAATACACCGAAAGCAAGTTCTGTTGGATATGGCGCAATATTTGATAATTGTCCTAAAATATTTCTTGTTCCATCTGCTCTAACTTGCCAAGCATGAATTGGAGATCCAATTTTATCTCCCATCCACTTGTAAGTTGCAAAATTAGTAGTTCCTGTTGGAACTTGTAAAATAACAGATGCTTTTGCATAGAATTGATCTGGTGCAAAATCATACAGATTGAGGATTTGTCCAACATCTCTACCATAGAGATATCTCATGTCAATCTTCATTTCCTTTTTAATAGGAACATTGAAGTAAATGTTTGGACCAGAAATTGTATAACTATATCCTTCTCTTTGGAGAACACCATCTAAGAAGACATATAAAAATTCTTTATCTTCAATGCTTTGGACAGTAAGATCTTCAACATCTAAGATTAGGAATGGACCAGTTCTAGAACCATTAACCAAGTTCTTATCAATTGTTAATCTCTTATAGTTACCAACGCCAATACCAACGACTTTTTCAACCGCAGTTGGTTCACCAATGCTCTTAGCACCAAAATCTTGATCCCAGATAGGAGCGACATCAAATACTAATTTGTTTGGAATTGTAGTTCTATCAATGTAGTAAGAATCTTCGCCAGGATAACCTGCGTTATACTTTGGACGTT